ATTGTAAAGTTGTACTGGAGGAAGCTGCAGTTGTGCACAAACTTCATCCATAGCTTCACAAATATTTTTCATTAGATTTTCATAATGAAATGGAGGTGAAATGATGTCACTACTTTGCCATCCATCCTCAGCCGGTTTTCTAACACCGTTACTATCTAATGCTTTTAACTCATATGCATACTTAGCAATATTATCATTTTCAATATCATCTAGTTCGGTATTGAAACAATCATTAGGAAATAGATTAAATCTAGCGAATTTATTTTTCACTTTCATCTTCCTTATCGGTTAAGATTGCATAATCATTTTCAATTGCATCTCTGATAATTTCATGTAAAACATCACCTGCCCATAATTGTAAATCAACATCCTCAACCGTTAAATCCTCATCCGGAGAAGATTCAATAAGAAAATTAAAGGTCGTTCTGCCATCGTCCGGACCATCAATACTAATTGCCCCATATTGAATTGTAGTTTCTGAATAAGGTCCTTCAAGGAATCTTACTTTCCAATGTTGATCACCATCATCACCAGGTATTAGTGAATAGGTTTTATTTTCACTATGCTTCATCTACCAATGCGTCCATGTCAATTTCTGATTTATAACCAATCGTATATGCTCTTTTAATATAATCTTTGAAGTCTGTTTTTTCAAAAACTGGATTCCAAAATTCAGATTCAAGTGTACCTGCTTCACGCGTTTTACCAGTCAGTACTTCTCCAGTTGATGGATCCATTGCTTCATACCAACCATTGCTAGGCTTTCGTGCATAACCACCAATCATAGCAACATCTAAAAGACCAGAGTATTTTTCAACCCCACCTTCCCAGGATACTGTAATAGGAATTTTAGATTTTTCTTTTACATACCGAGATTTTTCAACATTGATTACAAAATCATAACCCGTGACTTCTGTGCCCTTTTTGTTTTGTCTCCGACCTAGAATCCAAATTTGATCGGCAGAATAATAAATGCCAGTACCACCAGATACAATAGCCTTAGGGAACAATCCAATCTCTTGGTAGGTATGGTTAACTGCAAGTAATGGAATATCCTTCATGGCAAGATAAGGTGTTGTCATACGGAAAAGGCCTTTCAAAGCCTTTGCACGAGACATATCTGCCACTGATTTTTCATTAATCGCATCTTCCATTTCTTTCTTAGAAGCAAGATTACCAATAGAATCAATGACAATGATAACTTTGTCTTTACGATCCAAGCCTTCCAATTGACCAATAAGATCAAATTTAAGTTCTTCCACATTTGTAATTGGAGTATGTAATACACGAGATGTATCTACTTCAAATTGTTCAAAGTATGCTTGTGGAGAACCAAACTCTGAATCATAAAAAAGCATTACTGAATCTTTATATTTTTTCATATACGCACTTGCCATTAGTAGGGCAAATGATGTTTTAAAGTGTTTTGATGGGCCCGCCAGGACCGTAAGCCCTGGCGCTAAACCACCGTCAGTAGAACCAGATAGTGCTACGTTAACCATAGGCACATCAGTTGCAACCATGTCTTTTTCATTAAAAAATTTAGACTCAGAAAGAATTTCTGTAGCTTTTAATTTTGAATTCTTCTTGAGTTTGTCCATAATTGACATGTTAATCTTTTCTCCTTAAATCATATATTCGTTGTTCTTCAGGGCTAGTGGCATAAGTATTATATGCCATATCCGTCTCAAGTTGCTTAATTCTATTTTTCAATTGTTCAATTTCACTAGTTAACCGCATATTATTATATTCAGCATTGACACCAAGAACCTGTTCTTGTTTAAATTTTTCTTTTATCCAATCTTGAGTCTGTGGCATTGTTAGCTTCCTTTTCTGCTACTCTTTTACGCAAATCACTAGAACTAAACCTGTGTTCACGTTTATTAAAGTACAATTGAATACCGCGTTTACGGCATTCATCCTTACCGGTGAAGTCTTTATCTCTATATTCCTCACCTAGTATTCTAATATTGATAGGATACATATTCAATATATCTAATAGATCACTCTCAGTACAATATGGAATAATCTCATCAACAAAACTTACTGCTGATAATTGAGCATGTCTTTCAACCAATGTTTGTACTGGAGAGTTTTTTTCTGGTCTATCCATACTTGGGTCAACTTGAAGAGCACAAATAAGATGATCGCATTGTGCTTTTGCTTCTCTCAACATTGCAATGTGACCTGCATGTAAAAGATCAAATGTTGATGCAGTAAGAGCTACAATCATCAGTTTACTCCATAATATGATTTATACCATTCGACAAATTTTTCCACACCTAATTCAATAGGTGTTTCAGCCTTGTATCCTAAAGCCTGTAATTTTGTGGTATCAGACCATGTTGCATGAGTATCTGCAGGATGTTTTGGAACAAGATTTTTCTTTGCCGTACGACCAAGTTGTTTTTCAATGTTCTTTACAAAGTCCATAAGTTGGACTTGTTTCCCATTGCCAATATTATATATTTCTTTTGCAAAGGTATCTTTCAAACTTTTTTCTATAATAATACAAATTCCTTGGACAATATCATCGACATATGTAAAGTCACGAATCATGTCACCATAGTTAAATAGATCAATTTCCTTATCGGCAATAATCTTGCGAGTAAAATCAAAAAGTGCCATATCAGGACGACCCCACGGACCATAGACTGTAAAGAATCTAAGACCTACTGTTGTAGGAATAGTTGAGGCCATGAATTGGGATTCATTTGTTGCCTTGGTATAACCATAGGGATTTAATTGATATCCTAATTTTTCACTTTCATTCCATGGCAATAGATTACCAGCCATTACACAAGAAGTTGATGCATATACTACTTTTTTAACATCATTGGCCCAACAAGCTTCAATAAGATTATGAGTACCAACAATGTTATTTTGAATATAGTTATTTGGTTCAACCATAGAATGGCGAACCCCGGCATAGGCTGCTAGATGCATTACAATATCTGGTCTTTTATATTTAATCCAGTCATTCATAAATTCTGCATCTATTAGATCACCTTTCTCAACTACAATGCCACAATTATCAATCAGTTTTGATGCTCGTGCTTTTTTTAGTTGTGGGTCATAATAATCATTATAATTATCAAACCCAATAACATGATGTCCAGCGGCATGTAGTTTTTGTGCTAGATGAAAACCAATAAAACCTGCTAGGCCAGTAATTGCAATTTTAGCCATATATTTCTCCTTATGTGTATATTATAACACATACCTAATCAAATGTAAACAACATTCTGTTCTTTTTCACGGTCATCTAATTCATAGGCAGAACGATAGATATTATTTTCTTCGATGACAGCATTGAGTACTGTAAGTTGACCTTCGGCAAAATGTGCAAAGGCTTTTGTGTCTTTAGGGAAACACGCACCACCATATCCTTTACGGCCGTCCGGACCAGGCACTTGCATATGGCTATGACCAATTCTAGCATCAGAACCAATTGCATTAGCAACGACATTATATTTAGCATGATAATTATCACAAAGATCCTGAAACTGATTCATCCATAAAACCTTGGTAGCAAGGAATGAATTAATTCCATATTTCACAAATGATGCTTCTAGTGCAGTCATATGGAATGCATTACATGGTTTACATCGAGAGTGTTCTTTATAAATTTCTTCCAGTTTGGCGGTAGCACCTTTTTCACCACCAAATACATGCATCGGTGGATTAATAAAATCATCCAGTGCATTCTTTTCTGTAAGAAATTCTGGGTTATAAATTACCTGTGGATTAGATTCAGATAATTTTGCAACAACACTTGGAATGACAGTTGATTTAATTACAATCAAACCCGTAGTAATTGCAGTTAAATCATTTACGGTTTTTTCTACAATGGATGAGTTAATAGAACCATCTTTATCCATAGGTGTAGGGACACAAACAAATGCAACATCAACTCGTGTACCTCGTAGATCATTTAAGCTGTTGCCATAGAGTGCTGGATCAATAAGTGTTTGTTTCACCCACTGAGTTTGAAATCCATATTCAACGGCCTTACCAACATATCCGTGACCGATAATAGCAATATTTTTCATCTTGTTTCCTTATATACAATTTCTTTTGGACCAGAAGAAGTAAACTCCATGCGAGAAGCACTTCCCACATATACCTTACCATTCCAGTTCATATTGATTTTATTACCTGCAATTGCAACTACCAATTTGTTTCCTTTTCTATATTCCAGGATATAAGCAGTTTGTGTTTGATCAGTATCAGTGCAGGTGATACTACAATTATCATCATATTTTACTGGCATTTTTTACCTCACACAGTATATAGTAATGCATCAACTATAAAATTCATCAAATAGTTCGATTACTTTTTGAACATCGGTTTCATTAATTTCAAAGATTTTATGAGCTTTTCTGTTACCAGTTTCACTTACATCATCATAGCCAGATTCTTTAAGAATTAATACTAAAGCATCTGCAGATTCTTCTAAATTTACTCCTTTCGCATCCCAAATGGAAAAATTAACTTGTGTTACCTGATCTGATATTGCATCCACATAAAACCGCATTTCCATAGAATTTCTGGTCTGGCCTTGAATATAAGTGTTACCAGATTTAACAGAGAGAACATTAATTCGACCTTTTAATTTAGAATAATTTTCAATATACCATTGTGGTAATTCTTGAAAATTATCATATTGGCCATCCTTATAGTCTTTAAATAAAGTTGAAAAACGTGACATAATAAAACACTCCTTATAGTGACCTGATGCGCGATTATCTGATGGATTATTTGCTTCAATTAAAAATGTCTCTAGCAAAAATGACTGCCAATCCTTTTTATTTTCAAATAATTCTAAATTTCTTGCAATGATATAAAGATTATTGATATCATAACCCTTAGGTTTTACATGAGCTGAACCACGATTGTCATTACCTTTGCCAATATATAGCCACTCATTTGTTTCTGGGTTTTTATAACCGTAAACATATTGGCCTAGACTTGACCAAAAATCCTTATTACCAAATTCAGCCATGAATTATCTCCTACCGATTATAAACATAAACGTCGGCAGTAACTGCATACTTCATAGGGAGAAACATATCATATCTCCAACTGTTACCAAAATCTCTAAGTGAGTGTACTGCACGAGGTCCACGCGCCTGAAGTTTAATATAACGTTTTTTCACAGATGTTTTATTTGCTTCAGATATTTGTTTACGAAGGGTTTCAACTGTATCACCAACCGGTGATCCGTTTTCCATATTTACAGTGAATTTGTAATGTTTGGTGCGATTCATAATATATCTCCTCTTTTGATTTTATAATATATTATAAACCATTTTTAGGTAAAAGTAAAGTGTTTTTTTTAAATTATTTTAAATTTTTTACATATTTTTATAGACGTACTCGAGAGCTCTATCTGCTTCTTTATCGAGTGGTCTGTTTTTATACCAATTACCAGTTTCCATATCCAGTGCTTGACACAATTTTGCAATCTCATTGGCTGTAATTGGATATTTTTGTTTTACTGCATTACCGGCAATGGCAACCATTATTTGGTACATTTTGTGGTACCATCCGGTATTTGAAATGAGGCGGTATTCTGCTTCGAGTTTACGAGGGAAGAAGGGACAATCGCGATAGGACGACCACACCACATTAGTGTTATCCATTCCTCCTTTTCTGTGTTCGATGATTTGTTTTTGGAGTTCTTCCGGGAGTCTGTCGAAGAAGTTATTGAGGTTGGCTTTTTCGGCATAGGGATGTTTCCTCATAAGATCATCAGGGTTAATTGAACTCCCATCATGACTGAAAATAAAGTTGAAAGCGCCAGAATATTTTGCAGGGATATAGTACATGCGTGATAGGTCTTTAGTTTGAGCATCACCGAGCTCTCCAAGTTCTCTGTTAAGAGCAAACCAGAAGTGTCTAATTTCTTCTTGTCCAATTGATCTTCGCAAAGGGAACACCATTCTGAACTTAGGCGTATCCACTGTACTGCTTGCAGTGCTGTAACAAATGAACCTATAATTAGAAAAACGATCACATAAATCAGCATTCAAGTCTCCTGTTGTTTCATATTCATCTACATCAACACAACACCAACCAGACCACTCAATTACATTGGTATTTGCACGAGTTGTATCTGGTTGGTATGTTGCAGGAGATATAAGTACTGCATCTTTCTTATTTGATTTAGGTTCTTCGGAAAGCTTATATAAGAATTTTTCAAACGAGTCGAAGTCGGATAACTCAAGTCGTTTATGTGTTTTATTGTCAAACAGACTATTAAATATTGTTAATTTGATCATAGGTATATTATAATACAAATCACTGGAAAAATAAACAGTTTTTTGTTTTTTCTTTGTATTTTATTATAGATTTATTTAGCGCAGATTCTAAACTAATACCGTATTGCTTTTTTGAAGTTACATTGTAACATGATTGTGCAATTTGTTTTCTTTCGGCTAATGTAAGATTAGAAAATTCCTTTACCTTATCTATAAAATCTGCTTTATTTTTATAGATGTGTACATATTTTTGGTATTCTGGTTCCAACATTTCTTTTGCAGGATGCCAATCCTTATAACCTTTCACAATGATAGGAACTCCTCGTGAAAGAGATTCCAATGAAGTAATGGTAAAGGTATCATATGATGCAAGTCCAACAAAGCAACAACTTGCGGTTTTGATTTTTTCCATAATATCTTTGTGATCTACATCCAAAAATATTTTTCGGTCTCCTTCACCATATTTTTCAAATGCTTTTTTCACATATGCATCTTTTAGTTTATCTTTTGCCATAAACCCAAGTGTAGTATATACCTCGGATTTTATTTCGGTTTCACTTAGCATATCGTGAATTAAAAATGTTTGTTTTTCCTTATGTGCCGCCGAAACGTGTCTCACAACACCATCGGATTCTTGTACATCTTCTAAGGAACTATATGATGAAAAAACAACTGAATCGGCATCAATATCATTTTTAAATGTCCAGCCTTTTCTTCTTCTTTCATAATATTTTTTAAATCTTTTTGAATGATAATCGGATACTGCAATAATATTATTGCATTCAATAAAACTACCTAATTCATTTGCACTTACAACATCTGTAAAGAAACCAGGTATTGCATGTGACATATAAACAACTGGAGAATCCATTTTTTGTAATTCACCATAAAGTTTTTTCTGAAAATATGCATTAGATAAAATCACATCTGGTTTAAATTTAATCATCCTAATTAGTATGTCTTTTAGGATTTCATTTTTATTTTTTTGTTTTCTTAAATATGATTTTATACCTTCATCTGGGACATGATCTTTAAAATAGTGAATGCCGGCTAGATGCTCATGCAAATTACCAAACGGTATATAAACTTCTACCGTATGGCCCATTTCTCTTAAAACATCAATTTGTTTTAGTAATGCCTCATCAACACCACTTACACGTTTTTCATATTGGAAAAAAGTGTGAAATGAGTAAGGTATAATAAAAACATTCATTCATCCATCCAACGGAGTAGTGAGTTACGATTTTTATCTAGTGCTGGATACCAAATTGATTTTGTGCGATCTGTAATATTATTCTGACCAATTGCAGCTGCAAAGTCTCTTACATCTTGTTGTGTTTTAAACCGCACAATAATTTTAATATCTTCTTTCTGTTGTTGTTCAAAAGCTGGCATGTCATCCCAATCATAAGGTGTTCTTTCATCCTCATCACCGGATAGGATAAAAAGATTATTTGATACATTATCTACATTGTTTTTATTAGTCGCCATAGTTTTCATCTCCTTCACCATCACCTTCGTCTGGCGAAATTTCTCCTAATTTCATTCCGTATTCATTAACACCACGTTTAATATTTAGACCTGATTTCTTTGTCGGTTTTTGAATAAAAACTGAATAGTCCACGTCATGATGCCAACGGCCCCATTTAAAGGCTAGTTTAACAACATCTGGGTGTTGTGATACCAATGAATCTGCAAATTCTTTACGATTATCAAAGCTAGATCCATCTCTGTGTCTACGGTCGCCAACTTGATCAATGTTGTAAACTTCTTCGGTATTACCACCTTTCATTGTCATTGTGGCCGCTTTACCGACTAGGAAGTTATTAAATAACATTGTGCAGTTATCACCATCTTTTAGAACACGTAGCGATAAATCTGTATCTTCATTATATCTACCACGCCAGCGGTACTGTAGTGAATTATCAATAAGAATACAAGAGTAGATTCTAGTGTTAGTGTAATATGGTGGCCGTTTTGTCATTGCAGGACAAAAGAATGCATAATTCATACCGGCAAGTCTTACATTTTCATATCTGTTAACAAAGTCCTCAATGATACGAAAACCAGAACCAGTATTCATTCTGATCTTTTTGTTTTGATGCAGTCTGTAAATGTGTCGCATGTTATCATCTAGAATCCAATGTCGATCGTGACCCTCTGATTTAGAATGTTCCCAAACAAAATTACGGACTGGAATTGACCCACCAATCAAACCAGTTTTTTCATCTGGTATTGCGTATAATGGATTATCACGAAAACCAGTTGGAAGTGTCAGAATTTTTTCCTTAGGGACATTTTCTGCATACTTATCATATTCTGATTCTTCAATTACAATTCTGTATGGCAGACCTAAGTCTTCCATGGTACGTTGTGTCATACGACTATCCCATCTACCCTTGGAAATAATATATATTGGATATTGTGGATAAAGCATAATATATTCTCCGATTCAATTTAGTATATTATATCACATTCTATTGTATTTGTAAAACACTTTTTAAAGCTGGTTCTGAATAATTTGGACCTTTCAAAACCTTACCATCTTCACGATAGATAGGTTTACCATCCTCACCCAATTTTGACATATTGGATCTTTGGACTTCTGCAAAACATTTATCCAAGTCAACACCAAAAGCATGTCCAGCACCATATGTCACATAAAGAATATCTGCAAGTGCATCTGCCACACCTACGATATCTTTTTGTTCACATGCATCCCAAAATTCATTTAATTCTTCGCCAATCAATTCAATACGAAGTGCAACTGTATCAGCATCTGGAAATTCAGGTTTAGTTTTGACCTCCTGGCCAAATGTTTCCATAAATGTTCCAACGTCCTTAAAATTAGTCATTAGTGATTTCTCTTTCCATCAAATACACAAACAAAATAACATCCACGTGGTCCAGCATGAACACGATGGAACCAACCATCTTGAATTAGAATAACATCTCCACTTTTTACTGAAGTGTCATGATGCTGACCATTTGTATCAATTAGTTCCATTTTACCAGAACCCTTTATAAAATAATATACTTCCTCTTGGCCAGGATGTGCGTGACCTCGAGTACTCATTTTAGGTTTTAGATCTGTACTACTTAGTACCAAATTATTGAGTAGTTTATTGTCCTTTAGCAAATAGGTTTCATTATCCTTTACAACCTCTCCGCCAACATCATTGATATTTAATTTCACGAGAAAAAATCCTCCAAGGTTTGTTGTTCTTCTGTCGACCATCCAATGGCATCCAGAATAAGTCTAAGGGGGTCCACAAAAGTTTTTTCAAATTGTAGATCATAATCTATATAGCGGTTTAATTTGAACTCTTCTGGCAATTGATCAGGAAATGCAATAACGTTTTCCTTGATTGTATTTGGTAATTTTAAATAAGTAAAGAATATTCTTGATCCATTTACTATAGGTTCATACTTCTTGGTGAGTTTAGAGTCCTTAAGTTGCTTATTGTAGAGCAAGGAGCCACGCACGTGAATTGGTGAACCTTTTTTGTATATAAGTTTCCTATCGTGCCAGTCAGTAATATTCGAGACAGAACGCGGAAACGCAACTTGTTCCGGCGAAAGATTTTTGAATTCGTTTTTGAAATTTTGTATAAATTTTTGCGTATCTGCTTCACTGCCAGATATGATGACATTAAAAATGTCTTTGAATTTATCACGACACACTTCTGGCGTAGAGCTTTTGATGGCTTCAATTCCCATGATCTTAAGTTTTGGTTCATCATACTGTACACCCTCACTGTTATGAACATTCAAAATATATCTTTTCTTTGCAGTCCAGATTCCACGATCTGCAATTACTTCACGTGACATTTCCATTCTTGGTTTATAACAACTCATTTTTTGGTAAAAATCATCATACGCTTTTGTAAGAGCAGGTTCAAAGTGTTCCTTACAAATTTTATCAAGAAATTTAACTGGATCCTTTGGGTTCAATTGTTTTATCATAGGACCAAAGTTAACATAAAGTGAATCTGTATCAATTGCAATGACATAATCTTTTTCGGTTTTCATTACCTTATTCATTGCTTCATTCATTGCGCGTTCTGCCCATTGGATAACGAGCTGACCAGTAGTGGTTACTGCCTCTGCCACACGGATATCAAAATATCTGAAGTGTTGATTACCTAGAGCACCATACAAAGAGTTCATCAAAATTTTAATGGCCATTTGTTGGTTATGCAATCTGTTAATTTCTTTTTCTAGATCATATGTTTTACCCTTTTGGTATGCCTGTTCTGCAGCAAGCATCATATTTTTAACACTACGGCGTTCATCATAATAATCTGTAATAATTGTTGGGACAACACCATCAAAATCCTTACGGTATGTAGAGCCATTTGCAGCAACCGTAACATTTTTTTGTCTAACGACAGGGTGTAATGGATCAGATTCAGAACCATAATAATTAAGAAAATGGTCAATACCACCATGAACTTGATCGTTAGGATTTTTAAGCAAAGTTTCTGGCGACATATTCCACTGGACAATAATATTAGGATATAGTGAATTCAAATCAAAAGACACAACCCAATCATGCATACCAACGGCCACATCCTTAACGTAACCACCAACAAATTCAGTTTTAGATTTATGACCTAATTCAATGTGTGGCACTTCTTTTTTGGACATCAGTTTACGATAAATGATGGATTCCCATATTGCAACAGTACCAAATACATCTTGATAATTTACACCACCCTTATATGCCACGGTCATGGCAAGAGTGATAAGACCCATCTTATCCTCAAGGCGATCAACCAATTGTACATCTTTCATATTATAGTCGATGTATTTTTGGAAATTATCTTTATACAGATTTTTAAGAGAACCAGATTCCTCAAATGAAAGTTTTTTATCACCAAGGACAACATATGCAATATGATTGAGACGATATGATTCTTGTGTACCATATGCATATCCAAATTTTTGAAATAATTCCAAATAATCTAGGATTTGTACACCACGTAGTTCAAATGTTGTTTCTTGTTTATTTCTTTTGATAACCTTACGGTGTTCAATTAAACCCCAAGGAGAGAACTTTTTCATTTGTTCTAGTCCTAGGATTTTTGCAGTACGGTTTACAAGATACGGAATATCAAAGAACCTGACATTCCAACCGGTAATAACATCTGGGCATTTTTCCTGGGATGAATAGAAATCTAGAAATTTAAGTAGCAGATCTGGTTCATCACGACATTGGATATATCGTACCGGTTTGATAAGTGCGGCCTCTACATCATAGTTACCATAACCCCAGACCCAATAAATGCCATCGATATTATTTTTTAAAGTGATTGCAAGGATTTTTTGATCTGCAATATCAGGATGTGGAAATCCATCTTCATATTCTGTTTCAATGTCAATAGTAGAAACGTTGATTTTATCACGATCAAATTCTATGTCACGTGGAAACTTTTCTCGCACATATTGGTGTAAATAATTTGTTGTACCATAAATCTTAAATCCACCAACATCATTATATTGATCCAGCCAGTTACGAGCTTCTCTCATATTTTCAAATGAGACAGAGCCAATCTGAGCACCATCTAGACCACGCCATCCAGTTTCCGTTTTTGACGGAACAAAAAATGTTGGTGAAAAATTTTCTTTTTTAATTACTCTATTGCCGGAGTTATCATAACCACGGTAGAGCATGCTGTTGCCATATCTGGCAACCGAAGTATAAAACGACATTCAATCTCCTAATCACAAGTATATTATAAACAATTTAGGAGCGTTTGTAAAGTGTTTTTTATACAGGAATCTCACTTAATGTAATATTACGCATTCTTTGAACTAGTCGTTCTGCTCTATTTGTGACCTGGCGATACCAACGAGAATCAACCATCTCATCTGCTGCCGCTTCCCAATCACGAGCATCAACACCACGCTTCATTCCCTTAAACTGAGACAAGCGAGGTCTGCCCATATTAAACATCATATTTGCTATAATGAGTTGGGCCTCGCCCGGCAGATCATCGAAGTCCTCGTATAATTGTCTACAGTCATCGATAACAATTTCAACGTCTTTATCGAAACACTCGTTGACTCTGTCCTCGCTGACAGCTGTGCCGACTGGTTCTCCAGACTCTGGATCGTCATCCCTAACCAAATGGCCAATGCCAAAAGTAGGAAGGCCGAGGTGATCAAGATAAATTTCATATTTTACTCCCTCGTCAGCCGCAATTTCTTCTCTTAGTTGTTCTAAATTCATGTGTTTTCCTTTATAAATGAATCTGGTAAATCACGTAGTGGCATTTCACAATCACATTGTGTGCACACATCATTTACACATTCTTTGCAATCAGTAGTAAGACAATGACATCTGTGTCCACATTTTTTACAATGTCTTTCTGATCCTTGCATTAAAACCTCCGTAAAAAAGGAGCAAGCTACCCTGCTCCTTTTATATATTACCTTAGTTTTTTCCACTCATCGTCAGTGTACGGCCACATTAGCAATACCTATCAAATCTATTGATATCAGCATTAATCTGACGTTCAATTTCTGCAATAGACTCTGCTGTGCAACCTGCTTTTTTAAATAGGAATTTCCAAATAGAAGTCATTATTTCCATCCCTGTACAGTCTGTCGATTTAATTCAGCGGTTAAGCTTTCGACAGTGTGTCCTGGATACTCGTGTAACAACTTCTCTGCAATCATGCGATTTGCTTCGATTTGTCTTGAGATCATAATGGCTGCGCCAATACGTCCAAAGATTCCGAAAATTCCCTCTAAAAAATTAAGACCGAGAGAAAAGCCCTTTACTGCCAGTGTTGTCATTAGTTTTCCCCTTATGACTATTAATTGAGATCATTTGGGGACGCTTCTCTTCGGGAAGGATTACCTCCAGTCCAACGGACAATATTCCATCCTTTAGTTCTGCTCCAACGACTTCCGTATATTCGGAAAGCCGAAATGACTTTTTGAATTTACGAGCTGAAATACCCTTATGAATATACTTCTCTTGTTCTCTTCGCTTTTCACGAGATCCCTCGATAGTAAGAATATGGTCTTTCACTTCGATTGTAATATCACCTTCGCCGAATCCAGCGACTGCTAGCTCAATAACGTATTGCATGTCTTCTTCTTTTACCACATTATGTGGCGGATAAGAATCTTGTGAAGACCTGTTTACGTTCTCAAGTTCATTGAAAATGTGATCGAATCCAAGAAATACATTTCTTGGGAATGCAAATGTTCCAGTCATGTTTACCTCCTATGACTAGCAAGGTTAAATTGAGATCCGCACCTGCGGCATCTCTAATCTATATAATAACTTTTTTTAGACTTTAAACCCCATAAACAATAAATTTTTTATGGTATCATAAGTTTCCAAAAATTCAATTTGCAGATTTACTCTGCACTGATCTGTATCATTATTCACATTATGTGGTCTACATACGTCTAATAATATCACATCAGTTGTATTACCATCCTCTGTTTGACAGGGAGGATAATTTTCTACTGGCCATATAGGATGAATAATAGCACATTTTCTAATATTAGAGCTATCATCATCCTTATGCCAACCAATTTCAAAGCCAGGTTCAGAAAGCATAATGCCTGTTCTACTAAATCCTTTATAAGGATAGTCTGCTAACCAAGCTCTTTCTCTACCACCACTTTTATCAGTTCTTATTTTATATTGTTCCATTGTCCATGCATACATCTCATCCATCTCTTCTTGAGATAAGAATGATTCTATTTTAGTATATGCACTCATTTATTTCCAATATTATATTTTGGACATAGTTCCCAATTATTCTTTTCCTTAAAAGGAATAATTTTAATCTGTCTCATTGGAGCAAGAGGTTCAACTTGAGCAGTGTTATCAATACTAATCAATCCCCAATCACTCATTAACTGCGCAATAGTATTTCTACGTGCAATATCATTTTCTTCAAGGTTAGACTTTTTTCCGTCCAACAAAAACAACTCCTTGAAATGAACGATAAAATATCTACCTTGCTTATGTAATATATGGCAAGATTGAAATAATTTATTATCCTTACGAGATGCAACACCAATACGCGTCAAAGTTTCACGAACCTTTAAAAAGTCATCTGGTTCGTTTAGTGAAATTTCCAACATAGATGCTGGAGTCCATTCAACAATTTTATTTTCTTCCACCTTTAAACACCTTCTTTTTTATCATTGTTATTTGTTCAGGTGTGAGAAGGGTCAAGGCTTGGCGGGCTTTTTCATTGCTGTAGCCATAATATTCCT